GGTCACGCAAAACCCCTTTTTTTCACTTGAGAACCCCTCGCAACAAGGCGACCCCATGGGCGCCATGGCGCACGATCCCCGGGTCTTGTCACACCCCCTTGTCACATGTTCCCTAGCCTGTGACAAGGTGTGACAAGCCGCTCTAAGTGCTGATTACGGTTGGGGAAGCGGCCCTGGTGCTCGGGCTCAAGAGTCGCGGCAGCATCTACCGCAAGATCCAGCGCAACGAGCTGGAGACGGTGCCGGGGCCGGATGGCAACCCGCTGATTGAGCGCGACGCACTGGAGCAACGCTGGGCAGCGATCACGCGAACGCGCACGGATTCACCGCAGCCGCTGCGGCCATTGGCTGAGCGCACCAAGCCGCGCCCGAAACAGGAGCCACCACCACCGCCCACGGCACCAGAGCCTGAGGAGCTGCCGGCCTACAACGACAGCCGCGCCCGCAGCGAGTACGAGAAGGCCAACCTGCTGGAGCTCCAGCGCAAGACGCAGGAGGGCCTGCTGCTGCGGCGCGAGGATGTGGAGCTGGCCTGGGGCGGCGCGGTGAACATCACGCGCACGCGGCTGCTCGGCGTGCCCAGCACGGCCAAGCAGCGCATCCCGCACCTGGAGATCGAGGAAGTGGAGCTGCTGACGGCGCTGATCCGCGAGGCCCTCGATGAGCTGGCGGCCGGGGAGGTGAAGGCATGATCACCGCCGACGTGTCCGAGCTGACCAGGCAGATCCTGGCTGGATTCAAGCCGCCGCCACGGCTGCGGCTGAGCCAGTACGCGGATGAGTTTGCGGTGATGACCGGCAACGCGGCCGAGAAGGGCAAGTGGAACACCCTGCCGTACCAGCGCGAGATCCTCGACGCCTTCACCGATCCGGCCGTGGAGACGGTGGCGGTCATGAAGTCCGCCCGGGTGGGGTGGACCAAGATGCTGGGCGTTGTGATCCAGCAGTTCAGCCACCAGGACCCGTGCCCGGTGATGGTGGTCCAGCCGGTGAAGGAAGACGCGGAGGGCTACAGCAAGGAGGAGATCAAGCCGCTGTTTGAGGACACGCCGGTCCTGCGCGGCCTGATCTCAGAGAGCAAGGCCCGCAACACCGCGAGCAACACGATCCTGCTCAAGCAGCTGGCCAATGGCGGGCTGATCGACATCGTGAACGCCGCCAGCGGCCGCAGCTTCAGGCGCAAGAGCCGGAAGGTGGTGCTGTTCGATGAGGTGGATGCCTACCCCAAGCTGGACGAGGGCGACCCGATCAAGCTGGGCCGCAACCGTGCGGACTACTACTGGGATCGCAAAATCGGCTTGGGCGGCACGCCGATTTTCAAGGGCGGCAAGACCGAAGAGTGGTTCCTGCGCGGTGATCAGCGGCGGTTCTATGTGCCGTGCCCGTTCTGCCAGGCGATGCAGGTGCTGCGCTGGGAGCAGATGATCCGCGAGGGTGAGCGCAGCGGCTGCTACGGCTGCGAAAACTGCGCCGAGCCGATCCCGCACAGCAAGAAGCGCTGGATGGTGGAGCGCGGCGAATGGCGGCCGACAGCGGTGAGCCAGCAACCGGGCCTGGTGAGCTTCCACATCTGGGCTGCCTACAGCTACAGCCCGGCCGCGGACTGGACCGTGTTGGTGCGGGAGCACGCCGAGGCCCTGGATGCCATGCGCAAGGGTGACCCTGATGCGATGCAGACCTTCCACAACACGGTGCTGGGCGAGCCGTGGGAGGACAGCATCAGCGGCAAGCTCACCGGCGACGGCCTGGCGGAGCGGCGCAAGAACGAAGCCGCCGGCAACGGCTACGCGGATGGCACGGTGCCTGATGGCGTGCTGTTGATCACCGCCGGCGTGGACGTGCAGGGCGGCGGTGGCACCGCCGGCGAGCGGCTGGTGCTGACCGTCTGGGGCTGGGGCCGCGGCGAGGAAGGCTGGCACCTGGGCCATTGGGAGATCGACGGCGACCCGCAGCAACCGGAGACGCTGGCGCAGCTCGACCAGATCGCCAAGACGCGATGGCGCAAGGCCAATGGCGCCGAGCTCCGGCTGACCATGGGCGGCATTGACGACGGCGGCTATGCCACGCATGAGGTGCGCGACTGGTGCCGCAGCCGCACCGCGAGCTGGGTGCCGATGAAGGGTGCGCCCCAGAAGGGCAAGCCGCTGATCGGCCGCGGCGTGCCGGTAGATGTGAACCGCAAGAACCAGGGCATCACCAAACGCGGCGTGCTGCTGTTCAACGTCGGCTATGACGCCAGCGTGAACCACCTGCAGGGCAGGCTGCGCAATGAGCAGCCAGGCCCGGGCTACCTGCACTTCGGGATGGCCAGCACTGACCAGTTCCTGGCTGAGCTGTTCCCCTGGAAGCGAATGCCAAAGCGCGACAAAGGCCAAACCACCTACAGCTGGGTGCTGCCGCCTGGCTGCCGTGATGAGGCTGGCGACTGCACGCGGATGGCCTATGCCGCCATGCAGCTGGTCACCCGCCGCTACAACCGCGCGACGATGTGGGACCAGATCGAGGCCACGCTGCAGGCTGCGCCGGCGCCGCGACCGCAGCGGCAGCAGCGGCCACCATCGCAGCAAACGTCATTCATCACGAACTGGTGAGCTCAGGATTCCTAGCCTGAGGCCATGACTCTCCCGCTCCAGTTCCGGGCAGGCGACACCGTGCAGTGGCGCAACTACGCCACCACGGATGCGTTTGGCAACCCGATCACACCGGCTGATGGTTGGAGCCTGAGCACCTATTTCCGCAGCCAAGCGACTGGTGCCGGCGGCATCACGGTGTCGGCAGCGGTGAACGGCCAGGCCTGGGAAAGCACGATCAGCGCGGCCACGTCATTGGGCATGACGGTTGGCGCCTGGTACTGGCAGACCCGGGCGGTCAAGGGAAGCGACGCGCACACGATCGGCACCGGCACCAGCAAGGTGCTCGCAGCCCTGAGCTACAGCGGCACCGCTGCCAGCTACGACGGCCGCACCCAGTCGCAGATCGACCTGGAGGCGGTGCAGGCGGCCATCCGCGCGGTGATCAGTGGCGGCGCGGTGCGGCGCTACATGATCGGCAGCCGGCAACTGGAGAAGTTCAGCCTGGCCGAGCTGATCGATCTGGAATCGCGCCTCAAGGCGCGGGTGGCGCGTGAGCTGGCCGCCGAGCGGGTGGCCAATGGCCTGGGCAATCCCGGCTCCACGTTCGTGAGGTTCATTTGATGGCGTTCGGTCTGGGCTTCTCGATCCGTGAACGGCTGGGCCTGAAGGCACCAGCAGGCACGCCGCCAATCCGGCGCCGCACGTTTGGCGGTGCGCTGTTTAACCGGCTCACGTCCGACTGGGTGACGCTGGGCACCAGCCAGGACGCGGAGGTGCGCGGCAGCGCCATGACGCTGCGCAACCGCGCGCGGCAACTGGTCCGCGACAACGACTACGCCAAGAACGCGGTGCGCAAGCTGACCGACAACGTGGTTGGCCAGGGCGTGGTGTTTCAGAGTCAGGTACGGATGCAACGCGGCGGCGGCCGGCTTGATTCGGCCATCAACGACGCGATCGAGAGCCGTTGGGCTGAGTGGTGCCGCAAGGACAGCGCCGACGTTGCCGGCCTGCTGTGTTTCAACGACATCGAGCGCCTGGCCTATGCCTCGGTGGTCGAATCCGGCGAGGTGTTCATCCGCCTGGTGCGTCAGTCCATGGGCCGCTCCAAGGTGCCGCTGGCGCTGCAGGTGCTGGAGGCGGAGATGCTGGACGAGAACTACAACGGCGTGGGCGAGAACGGCAATGAGATTCGGATGGGGATTGAAGTTGACGAATGGAAGCGGCCGATCGCCTACCACTTCTTCCCCCGTCATCCCTTTGATTATCAATACGGGCAGAAAACCAACCCATACCAGAAGCGCATCCGAGTGCCAGCGGCTGACGTTGTGCATCTGTTTCACCAGGACAGGCCCGGGCAGACCAGGGGCGTGACGCGCTTTGCTTCGGCGCTAGCGCGGCTGCACCAGCTGGAGGGCTATGCCGATTCCGAGCTGGTGGCAGCCAGGGCCGGCGCTGCGCTGATGGGCTTCATCCAATCACCCGAGGGCGGCCTGGATGGCTTCTCTGATGGCGTGATGGACGGCCAGCAGGTGGTTGATTGGGCGCCGGGGAAGTGGAGCTACCTGGCCCCGGGCGAAACTGTCACGGTGCCGCAGCTCAACCGGCCGACCACGTTTGAGCCATTCATGCGCGCTTGCCTGCGCAGCATTGCCGTTGGCATCGGCGTGCCGTACTTCAGCCTGTCGGGCGATGCCACCCAAACCTCGTATTCCAGCGCGCGCCTGGAGCTGATTGAGGCCCGCGACAGCTACCGGGTGGAGCAGTCCTGGCTGATTGAGAGCCTGCATCAGCGGGTGTTTGATGTCTGGCTGGAGATGGCCACGCTGGCCGGTGCGCTCAACCTGCCGGGCTACGACGCGGACCCTGGCCGCTACAACCAGGCCCGGTGGCTGCCGCGCGGCTGGGCTTGGGTGGATCCGCAGAAAGAAGTGGCGTCCTACAAGGAAGCCGTGCGCTGCGGCTTCATGACGCAGGGCGATGTGGTGGCCCAGGGCGGCGGCGACCTGGAGGAGCTGTTCACCACGCGCGCGCGCGAGTTGGAGCTGGCCGCTGAGCTTGGCCTGGTGTTTGACACCGACCCGGCCACGGTGGACGCCAAGGGCGCCGAGCAGGTGCCGGCGGCGCCGCCTGACGCGCAAGATCCAGGCAATTCAATCCCCGCCGATTCCTAGCCTGTGGCCATGGACAGAATCAAGCTCCCGAGCCTGACCCGATCCGCACCGATTGACGGCGCGCAGATCGACACCGAATCACGCACGATTTCGTTCCCGTTCAGCTCCACCTATCCGGTTGAGCGTTACTTCGGCAACGAGGTGCTCAGCCATGCGCAGGGCGCCGCGGACCTGAGCCGCCTGAATGACGGCGCGCCGCTGCTGCTGAACCACGACCCAAATCAGCTGATCGGCGTGGTGGAGCGCAGCTGGATTGAAGGCGATCGCGGCTATGCCACCGCCAGGTTCAGCAGCAGCGCTCAGGCGCAGCAGGTTCAGCAGGACGTGCAGGACGGGATCCTGCGGAACGTCTCCTTCGGTTATCGGGTGACGGAACTGGCCGCTGGCGAGAAGCGCGACGACAGCCAGATGCAGACGTTCACCGCCGAGCGCTGGATGCCTTTTGAGGTGTCGCTGGTTTCTATCCCAGCAGACCCCACCGTCGGAATCGGCCGCAGCGCCGATCACGACGAGCGGGAGGTGCCGATCCGTGCGCTTCCCGTCATTGAGCCACAGGCTCGGGCTCCTGAGCCTGAACCTGCCGTTCAGGAGGTTGCTGCCTCCATCCCCACCCCTCAATCCCCCATTCCCATGTCCGACCTCAACATCGAGGCGGTGCGTTCTGAGGCAGCTGCCGCCGAGCGCAACCGCATCAGCTCCATCACCGCCCTGGGCGAGCGCCACGGTTTCACCGATCTGGCTCGCCAGTGCGTCGAGTCCGGCCGCAGCCTGGACGAGGCCCGTCAGGCCATCCTCGACAAGATCAACGTCAAGCCTGAACCGATTGATCAGAGCGCTGGCAACGTCGATCTGAACCAGAAGGAACAGCGCGACTACTCGCTGGTTCGCGCCATCAACGCCGCCTGCTCCGGCAACTGGAGCGAGGCCGGCCTGGAGCGCGAGGTGTCCGCCGAGATCGAACGGCAGACCGGTCGCACCACGTCCGGCTTCTTCATGCCGAACAACCTGCAGATGCGGGCGCCTTATGCCGTGGGTTCCGCCACCACCGGCGGCAACCTGGTGGCCACCAATTTGCTCGCCGGGAGCTTCATTGAAGTCTTGCGCAACCAGGCGATCATCATGGCCCTGGGGCCGACGACCCTGACCGGCCTGGTCGGGAACGTCGCAATTCCTCGGCAAACGTCTGCAACTTCGTCTTACTGGGTCACAGAAGCAAGCGCCATCACGGAGGCTGAAGTCCTGTTCGACCAGGTGACATTGTCGCCCAAGCAGGTCGGCGCTCGCTCGCAGTACAGCCGCCTGGCGCTGCAGCAGATGACCCCGGACGTGGAAATGGTCGTCCGCAATGATCTTGCTAAAATCATTGCGCTGGCTATCGACCTGGCTGCTATCAACGGCTCTGGCACCAGTGGCCAGCCCAAGGGCATTCTGAACCAGTCCAGCATCGGTTCGGTGGCCATGGGCACCAACGGCGCCGCGCTGGCCAACTCCAGCACTTCCAGCACCAGCGGCCTGGATCAACTGATCCAGCTGGAGCGTGCTGTTGATGTTGCCAATGCACTGAATGGCAACCTGAATTACCTGACCAACGCCAAGGTGTTGAGCGCCATCAAGCAGCTCAAGACCCAGTATGCGGATTACTTGTGGACCTCCAACACAGATGACCGCAC